TTGTACAGGGAGCCGTGCAGGCAGCCAACGCTGTTATTAACGCTTTCAACGGCCTGTCTGCTGGCATTGCGAGGATTCTGGGTGGTGTAGCCAGCGCAATCAACGGTTTCTTAGATGCTGCAAGCGCCATCCCTGAGGTTGGGGAGCGTATTGGCGGGGCGCGTGTCGCAGTTGGACAATTTGCTGGAGCGACCGCCGCTGCCGTTAGTGCGGCCGGCGTGGCTATTAGTGGTGTGACAACCAGCGCGAACGTTGCGCTAGGTCAGATGGGTGCTGGCGTAGCCAAGGTAGGGGGCATCGTACAGGCAGGACTTGGGCAAGCGGGTACAGCTTTCAGTACACTTGGCACACAAGTAAACGGCTCTGTCGGTAAACTAGGAAACACTTTTGCTGACTTTGGTCAGGATTCTCTGGCTGCTATTAATAAACTCAAGAACGGGTTGAAGCTACCCGAGTTTGCAAACTTCGCAGACAAGATCGCCAACAACATTCAGAAGGCTCGTGAGAAGGTTGCTGGCGGTGGTGCAAGAACTACTCCAGCTTTCACAGAGCCTACAGGCACTCCTGGCGGCGGTGTACCTGGCGGTGGCGGTGGGGGTGGGGGCGATAAGGCAGCAAAGAAGGCAGCTAAAGACCTCGCGGAAGCGATGAATGACGCTGCTGAGCTTCTGCGTGACTTCTTCGATGACATCGAGAACGCCGCGCGTGATACCGCACGCGCTATTGGTGAAGCCTACGAGAAGGCTGAACTCGACATCGCTAAGGCTATCGGTGAAGCCGCTAAGGAAGTCGATGCGGCAATCGAAGAAGCTAATCAGTCAGTAATGGAGCTTGATACCGAGCGAGCGATCCGCAAGGACGCTGATGCTCGGCGTGAAGCTCTAGACCAAGAGCTTGAACACGAACAGCGTCTACGTGAAGAAGCACTAGACGAAGCTGAAGTCGTGTATCAGCGTGAGCTTGAAGCTGTGCAGGCTCAGGAGGATGAGAAGCGTAAGATACGTGAGCGTGCGTTCGACCGTAATCAGGAACGCGAATCACGCGAGCGTGACGAGCGGCGTGATGACGAGGATCGTGCTTACGACAAGTCGTTCGACAAGCTTGACAAGGAACTAAACAAGCAACAAGACGCGCGTGAAGAGGCGCTTAGCAAGCAGCAATCTGCGCAGGAGGATGCGCTAGAGAAGCAGCTGAAGGCTCTCGAAGATGCAATGCAGCGGGATCACGATATCCGTGAAGCTGCATTGGATAAGCGTCTTGATGAGGAAGAGGCGGCTCTAGAAGCATCACAAAAGCTTCGTGAGGATGCGCTACAAGCACAGTTCGATAAGGAAGATAGTTTCCGCGAACATGCGGAAGCTGTCGCTGAAATCGATACTGAGGCTGCGAGCGGTCGTGCGAAGGCGCAGGAAGAATACAATAAAGAACTCAGTATTGGCGTCAAGGGTTCTATCGCAAAGGCCAGGCTAGAGGAGAAGCTAGCTGACATCAAGGCCGATGAGGATGCAGCCCGCGAAGCTCTACGTATTAAAGAAGAACAGAATACTAAAGAAAGAAGCATCGAGGAAGATCAGCAGAAGCGCCTCGCTGATCTGCAAGCTCAGTTCGAAGCAGAGACAGCAGCACGCCAGGCCGCTGCTGACGCTGAGAGGCTCGCACTCAAGCAGCAGCTTGAAATAGAGATAACGAACCTCCAGGTCAACTCCGACAATCAGCGCCGTGCTTTGCACGATCAGCTCGAAAAGGAGATGGATGCTCTACACGCCGAGCATGAAAAGGCGCGTGATGAGCTTTCTGATCGGATCGAGGCTGACCGGCTAGCACGTCAGAAGCAACGCGCACGAGAAGATCGTGAGTTTGCGGAGAAGCAGGAAGAAGCTAAGCAGAAGTTTATCGAGGAAGAGAACAAGCGTCAGCTAGCAGCAACGAAGAAGCAAGAGGACGAGGATCGCGCACGTAAGAAGGCACAAGACTACGCTGCAATCTATCAGAAGCAGCTAGACGAGGCCAAGCGAGCCTACCTTGCAGAGCAGCTAGACGACGAAGAGTACGCACGTCGCGTTCAGAACATCACATCGGAACGCGACAAGAAGATTGCTGCTACGGGTGTGACACTCGAAGAGCAGCAGAGGATGATTACCGATCAGCTCGACCGTGAAGTGCGTGATCTGAATGGGCAGCTTGACGAGAAGATCACAACCATCAAGGAACGCTACATCGACCGCATGGAGGATTTGCTGCGTGACGGCGGTGAAGCCATGCGGCCTATCATCGATAACATCGGTGAGCAGATGGAGAGTGCGTTCCAGGGCGCGCACAATCAGGTTAATGAACTTATCGCGGTTCTGACTGCGGCTCTCAAGCAAGTGCAGGATGTAACGGCTGCTATTAAAGCAATCCCCGCAGTTCCAGCGGCTCCAACTCCCGCGGCACCAGGCACAGGTGGCGGTGGTGGCGGTGGTGGTAAGTGTGACTGGTATGGCATCTACAACTCTTGTCGCGGTAACGGCGGTAAAGATGCGGACTGTCGAGGTAAGGCTGACCGCGAATGTCCTCCTGAAAGACGCGCGATGGGCGGCCCTGTCGCAAGGGGTCGGTCGTATATGGTGGGTGAGAACGGCCCAGAGTTGTTTGTCCCCAGTGTTAACGGTCGCATCTATCCTAACGGCGCTCATATGCCAGGTGACTGTCCTAGTTGCTCTGACACTCCATCGAGTGTACGGGCGTCTGAGGCGTACGCGAGAGGACTAGGCCCGGCTCCTGCGACGAGTACCATCAACAATAACTACACGGTAAACGCAGCATACGGGCGTACTCAATCTGAGGGTTCTGTGAGAATGGACTTGGCGGCACTGGTCGCCCTCACTTCGAGATAAATATCATGCCATTCAACTCAGGGGAGCGACTGATATACATTACGCCAGAAGGTCAGCAGTATCTTCTACATGCGATGCCCTGGCGGGCTGTGCTAAGTGAGGAGGGCTTCGGCACACCACCTATTGAGTACGTGACCGACCGTGCCCCATTCCAGCACGGTGACGTGGTACGCAGCTTCTATCTAGGGCCGCGTGCTATTCAGCTTATCGTACTTCACAATTTCTGTTCGCGTGCGGATTACTGGCAAGGGCGTGAAGATTTCCTGCAAGTTATCCGTCCTCGGTTCTGGCACACGCCTCCACAGCCGGGTAAGTTGCTATATTATCTATCAGGACGTAAGAAGCGTCAGCTCGATGTCTTTCTAGAGAGCGGGCCGGGTTTCACACCCTCAGAGGGTGGCTGGCGTGAGTGGACATTTATCGAGGCAGTACGTTTTGTAGCTCATGAGCCTTCGTGGTACGATCCTGACGGTAGAGCGCAAACGCTGCTCTACCATGAGCCTGCGCTCAATCTCATCTTCCCTATCACATTCCCAATCGTATTTGATGAGACGGCAGGCATTCAAACGTTCATTATCTACGACGGTACATGGATAGAGTACCCTACCATCGAAGTTGTAGGGCCTGTGACGGGTTGGTCGCTCACTAATCTGATTACAGGGTATAAGCTAGGTTTCAACCAGACGGTTCCTGACGGCACGACGGTTACAATCACATTGCATGGAATTAAGACGGTAGTTGACAACCACGGCGTAAACTGGGCGCACAACCTGACAGCCGATAGTGATCTTTCTTCGTTCGCTCTAGTTCCTGCTCCCGGAGCGCCGGGCGGACGTAACGACTTTGCTCTGGGAGGAACAAGCACAGGCGCTCAGTCGCGTGTGATCGTCCACTGGTACGCACGCTACTTTGGCATCTGATCGGAGACAGTGATGGCACAACGTTCTCGATTCTGGGATGGCACTACGATTGGTGATGCCACTGTAGCGCCGTACGACGCTGGTACTGAGTTCTCGGAAGTCATGACCGCTGTGGCAGGTCTGACTTCCGATCCTAATAAGGGTGGTGTAGTTAGCACGATCAGCGTATCGATGTTCACGGCTACTACACTACGCATCGGGGCGTTCGAAGCTCTCGTGTACGGTGCCTGGTACCAGAATGACGCCAACATCGATATTACTGTACCTACTCCAGCGGCAGCCACACGCATCGACACGGTTGTTCTGCGTAAAAATTGGGCCGCGCAGACGGTTCGTGTGTTTGTCATCAATGGCACGGAGGGTGGCTCCGCACCTGCGCTCGTACAAACGCCTGGTGTGACGTGGGACGTTCCCATCGCTACTCTCAGCACGACTACCGGTGGTGTAACGACTATCACGCCTAATTCAGCACGGGCCGACTTCTGGTACAGAACGGCTCCTGGCATCATCAAGACTGACAACTCTGCGATTATCCAAACGCCGTTCCAGGTGAATCCTCTCACCACGCGCTCGGTGGGTGTGACCGACGCAGAGATGGTTACGTTCGATAGCAACGAAATCCTCAAGTATTCTGCTGCTTACTTTGAAGATATATCTTGGACGGCAGCCAATCCTAGTCGTGGCACGATGATCGCCTTCGGGACGGATCAGATTTACACTGGACTTCCTAACGGTGGGCGGTTCGCGCTTGCAGCTATCAAGTCTGTTAATCTTAACCCGGGCGGTAATCCTATAGGCGCACTACAGTTTTGGGCAAACGATAGTGCAAACAACCGCCAGCGAAAGACCGCTGTGCTTGATAGTGGCGGCCAGTTTACTCTTACTACAAAATCTTCTAGGGGTTTCGTGGTAGGCGATGTGACAGGTGGTGGTCAGCCCGCACAGCAACGCTACATTGCCGTCAACGACTACGCTAAAGGCGGCAGCGGATCGTTCTCCGCGGATACGTGCATTGAGTTTTGTGCGCCTAACCCTAATTCGATGGGGATCGATTTTCACGTCCCGAACGTAGCAAAGTGGGGCGGCCTGTATATGATTGGTGCAGGTAACGTCTATCTCGGAGCGGACATTGGATGGGGCGCACCTGCTTTATATATGGGCGGTACGAGTTTCAACTTCGGGTTTGGACGCCTTCGCGCGCCTGGTGGATCAACACCTATCATCGATGGGCAAGCTGGTGGCTTCTTGTTACTAGGCGGAGGCCACAGCGGAGGCAACGCTATCTCAGTTGCACCACACCAACACAACGCGATTCATCTAGGATGGGGTGACCGTGGGTGGGCGCTTGTACACAGCGTAGGTGGTGTTGTACTGGATAGCCTTGAGGAACACAAGCAGAACTTCGTCCCTCTCAACCCGGCGGAGTGTGCTGAGGCTGTTCTGAATACGGACTGGCTGGCATTCGAGTACAAGCCGCCAGAAGATCAAGAGATGCCTGCGCGTCTCAAAGAGATGGATGATGACGCCTGGGAGCGTTTCCAAGCTGATTACGTACGAATGCAAGAAGAAGCCGCGTTGTCTCGTCGGCAGCGAGGCTACGCCCTAGGCTCTGACAGGTTTCGCGTGCATCCCCTGTTTGGTATGGCGAACAGAAAGACCGCAGGCCCGCAATCCGATCTAGCGACAGTGGCTTGTGCGTTGCAGGCTGCGCTCAAGCGGATTGATGAGCAACAAGCTCAATTGGATGCTCTGAGGGAGAAGGTAAACTAAGCGATGGCTTCTCTAGAAGATGGCGCAACGATGGCGAATGATCCGGTGTTTATCAGTCGTGTAGGTCAAGCCACGTCGCAGAATGCGTACCTCATCATTACCAGCGAGGAGGACACCGTACCTGACCACGCACAACGCCTAGACCTAGCGCAGCGCGTGGCGAACGACCCCAACGGATATTCTACTCGCTTCTCGCGCATGGTGGTTGGCAACCCAACCATCGCAGAGAAGGCACCGGATCAAGCGAGTGTGCTAGACAACGAAATCGAGTTCGCGGTCAATCAATCGTGGCCCGCGTTCTTCACCCCGGCTCTGCCGACGCCTCCTGCAGCATAATGACAAACATAGAAAAAGGCGTCGAGCATAAATTGCCCGACGCCGTGGTGGCACGCCTTAGAGTAGAGTACCTGCGTGCGGTCGGCGCGTCAGAAGCCGCCGAAGCCGCACGTCAGATCGCGCAGACTGGTTTCAACAACTACCAGCAGCGTCTCGCGGCCTGTCTAGAGATGCTCGGCCTGGATTCCTCTGCGCGGTGGCAAGTGAACTTCGATACAGGGGTTGTTGCAGAGGCCCCGGCTTCATCGAACGGTGCTATGGGCGACCAAACAGCAACCCCATAGGAACGTACAGCCCATTGGCACGCATCTGAAGAATGTTCCCTGCGTCTGGTGAAATCGGGATCGAACCAGCCGCGACGAAGAACCCATCAGCGTTCCAGATTAGCGAGTTCCCCGCGGCTGCTGATGCCGCGACCGCGTTCCCTTGTACCGTAAGAGGGCCGGTCATGCTATCACCTGTGACATTCACGTACGTCGCATCGTGATTGTGTGCGAGGGGGCTGTACGAACCGTCGTGGTTGTGGGCGATAATCGCGTACAATGCATCACCCTCGGCTTGAGTAAGATAGACTGGATGAGGGTCAGCAGCAGCTACGTGGTTCGCTAGGTCGGTGTCGGTTGCGTACTGAGGGTGGGGGTCAGTTCCTGGCTGGTGTGCCAGCGGAAGGAACAGGCCCTCACCCTCTGTTTGTGTGAGATACACAGGATGTGGGTCAGCAGCGGCGACATGTGCAGCCAAGTCGGCATCAGTCGCATAGAGATCGTGCGTGTGTGCAAGAACTGAGTACAACGCATCAGCCTCGGCTTGTGTGAGATACACCGGATGGGGGTCGAGTGCTGCGATGTGTGCAGCTAGATCGGCGTCGGTTGCGTAGACAGGATGCGGGTCAGCAGCCGCTGCGTGTGCGGCCAGGTCTGCGTCTGTGGCGTATGATGACAAGTCAATCGTCGGTACGTAGAACCCTGTCGTGCGCCACTCTAAGACGTTGTTCGCGTCAGACGACCGCCCTACGTTGTTGCCCGAGATAGTCAACGCTCCGGTCATGGTATCGCCGGTCTCGTTGACGTATCTCAGATCAGCTTCGGCCTGCGTAATACCCCCAGGAGTGCCTCCGCCACTCGGAACTTCACGATTCTCTACGATCCGCAGGCGTCGGTCTACATTACCGATAGCTCGCGTGATCTGTTTGACGGCGTAACCTGGGTCATTCGTCGCTACCATCACGTTCTCCGAGCGGATCGTGTTCGTGAGGAATCATTTTTCTGTATTGACGCCAGCCTACAAAGTTGCCCCATCTAGCAGGGACAGGCAAGCACTCTGCTGCGTGTTCGAACGGTGACATGTGGCCGTCACGCAGTAAGCGATCAGCAAGCTCAATGTCCTTCGAAGTATCGCGCTTACCTTCGTGAGTTAAGTAGCTTACCCTAGCGCAACGGGCAGCCGCCACCTGGGCTGCTGTGAAAGTCCCCAGGCGGTCACGCTCTTCTTGGTTAACATACGGTAGGTGCCACTGTAGCGGTTCTAAACGCTCTGGTTCTGATTGAGCCAGGGCGTCTTGCATTCTGAGAGCAATGATCCTGAACTCTGGTTGTGCTTGTGGGGTTGCTCTCAGGTGGAAGAAGTTATCCCACGTTGTCGCTGTCACAACCACCGTAGTCCACATAAAGGGTTCTAATAGTCGGTTGACTAGAGACTTATGTACACCTAATCTGCTTAATACCTTGGCTTCTCCAATGGACGTTCGCATGGCGTTCTTCCAGGCGAACAATGCATTGCCTACTAACTCGCCTGTGAGTGCGGGGCCAGCAACCATACCTTTCTTGAACGTCCCCCAGTCCTCAGGTATGAACGGTTCCTCTTCTACCTGAGCGATCACTTTCTCGATGGGGATAGCGCGTGAGGAGGCGGCGTTACGCGAGAGCATACGGTGAGTGTTGAACTCAGCCAGGATGAACCGCGGGAACCTGGCCGTCATGGTCGTTATTCTGATGTTGTGCGGGCCAACTGAATCAGCTATGATCTTTACTTCGTACATCAGGGCACTCCCGCAAACTCGTTGGTTTCTTCTTGCAACTCGAAGGTGACGTGTTCGATGTTGTCAGACAGGTTAATCGTCACAGCCACAATCTTGACGTTGAACTCAGTACCCAACATCATACTTGTCACGATGTCGCCCAAGAAGTAATGCAGACCGTAGGCGCTGAGCTGGGTCTGAATAGGGTCGAACGTGAAGTTGAGTGAGGCTCGCTTCTCGTACAGAACTTCATTGCCGATAGCTATCAGGGCGTTGAGGCGATCTTCACTAGATGCATTCTGGTCTTGTTCGATCAGATTAAAGGGACTGTCGATGGTACGCGGAGACGTTACCAGTGTTGTATCGCGCAGCGGCCCCTCGCCAGGCCCTAGTACGAGTACTGAAGTAATCTCGTCGGTACGGGAGAAGGTGTGTGACGGGTTGCTGAAGTTGCCCTGTTGGACACCAAAGACTACAGCATTAGGTGTACCTGCGCTGCGGTCGGTGCCTTTCTGTGGGAAGTACGTTCTGAATTCGAAGTCTGCTCCGCCTAACCAGGCAACGTCGTAGTCTACGTTGTGTGGCTCACCTATGTCTCTACACGCTTCGAGTAGATTCTTCCATGCGTGAGCGCCCTCATAGACAGAAGCCTGTCCCAAGTTAGGTGCAATCGTGAGGCCGGGTGTCACACCATCAGTCAGACGGCCGTTCGTCGTCAGAGCAAGGGGGCCAGCATTCTCTCTGACGTACTCTTTGATGATGTCGTCGGCTGGGCCAGGCCCTTTGGCGCTGCCGTCGGTGTCGGCGTAGTATCTTACCGACCGCCTGTTAATCAGATCGAGCAGGCCACGAGAATACGAGGTGAAGATTCTACTGTCGCCTGTTGTGATCTGTTGCTGCGGTGTACGGTGCATACCAATGTATTCGGTGTACCACCCAAGTCCAGCTTCTGGGTAAGTACGGCGCACTTCGATCAGGCTATCGAGCTGGAACAGAGCCACGTTGGGGTCGAGGCCGTACATCCCCAGTGTGCAGGTTGAAGCTAGGTTGGTGCGGTGTTCAATCTGGATGGAGCGGAAGCGGTCGAATACAGCCTGTAACACGCCGCTAGTGTTGTATACTCTAATCTGATATCTGACTGGCATCTTAGCCCTCTAGTTTCATGGTAGCGTAGGGAACAGGGGGCGTATCTTTTCTATTAGCCCAGAATGCTTCGTGCAGTCTAGCTACTTCCTGCGTTAAGATTTTGTTTATCTCTACGTCGCCCATACCGCGTATATTATACTTGCGCCTGTGCTTCTCTACTGCACGGCGGGCGAGGTTTTTCCTGGCTTTGTCGTCTAAGCCTTCGTCGTACTGTCTGATGAACGCTGCACACGTCGCACACGCTAACCACGCACCCTTGAAACCAAGATTGAACTCAGGTGCAGTAAAGTCCTCAGTGTCATAGATCACGGCACTGAGGTCATTCGGCGTCACAGGATCAGAGCAGAAGTCACACTGATGTGGCTTGTTCATCGCTTAATACCCAGGTCGTAGTTTGTCCATAGCCTCTCGATACGTTCAGTGAACGTCGAAGCGGTGTTCTTCTGAATGGCGGAGCTTTCGTACGGCATGTCGATGTAGAACCAATCTTTGTACAGATCATCGTACAGATCGCTCGGATAACCTGATAACGCCACCAGCCCCTTGTGGCTGTGAAGTGCCGCTGCCAACTCGATGTGCTGCTGCGCGGTCATCTCGTGTGCGTAAGTGCTTGTCTTATCCAACCTACGAGTGTCGTGAACGTACGGCGGATCACAATAGAGAAGTACACCGGGATCATTATACAGACGTATAACATCCAACGCAGGATAGTTTTCGATCTGTACATTCTTGAGACGCGCTGCCACAGCTGCAAGGCCATCGATCCCCGTCTGCCACTGAGAGTTGTAGGCTCCCATGCCACGGACAACTGTATTTCTAGTAAAACGCCAGGCGTTCAATTCAGAATCAGTAATCATCTGAGCCTGTGCGCGTTGTGTCTGCTTCGCCATGATAAAGAACAATCGTGCGTGTTCCAGGTCTGGCGTTGTATTGGATGGAGGCTCACGCATTGCTCTAAGCGCGGTCTTACGATCCTCGCGTGAGTACGGAGTGAGATGCAGCAGGCGAGCTAGCTCGTCAGGCTGCTCACGGAGAACCTTGAAGAAGTTAACGACGTTGTTGTCGAGGTCGTTAAATGTCTCAATTGGGGACGGCTCTCTATTCAGAAGAACAGCCGCGCTCCCTCCGAAAAGGTCTATAAAATGCTTACACCTGGGCAGTAGAGGAAGTAGCCAACCAAGGTGTGACTGCTTCCCCCCGTACCAAGCGAATGCGCTAATGCGCTCTCTGGCTTCAGTATCGGATATCACAGCTTCCTTGGGCGGCGGTGCCCCGTTCGTTTCGGCTTTGGTTCTTACTTCTTCTCTAGCCTCAGCCATATACTTTTCGGCTAGACCAGCAGCAGCTTGGTCTATGATCGCGTTCTGCATAGTGCGTAGTTGTTGAGTACCTGTGTTGAATATACGAGGTACTTCACTCCAGGCTTTGGCATTATAAGCCCGCCCGTCCGCTCCCTGAATACTGATGGCTTTTAGTTCAGCTCTCTCTTCCTCGGGTAAGGAATCTATGTCTCGTGACGCTGTAGCAATGGAAATGCCTAGCATCTGAGCGATCTTGGATAGGGTGTAACCGAACTCTTTGCGGAGACGTACAACTAATTCCTGGCGTTGTTGGGAGTTGAGATGCCTGCGCTTCACATTGAGCGATATAACGTAGGCTATCTTTTCTTCTTCGGTAGCGAACCTACGTGTTATTTTATCATAGAGTGGAATCTCTGCGCCTTCTTCGATAAGCTCAGAGAAGGCTTTGTAGCGATGGTGTCCATCTAGAATGTCGCCGTTCTGGTCGAACTCAATGGGGATCAGAACACCGCGCCGTCGAATATCGTCTTTTAGCTCCTGATACTGTTCAGGCGTCATCTCCGGCATCAACTGGTATCGACTGGTCATAGGTGCGTCCATAGCTCTCGCCTCAAGATTCGCTCGATGGTAGTGCGGTGTACTTTGTATAACTTAGCTAGTGCCCTAGCTCCACGCTTGCGGTCATAAGGCACGTAAATAGTTCTGATTGCTAACACTTCCTCGTCTGTAAGTTTGTGCATGTAATGAGCTTCGCCTTTGTGATCGGCTGCGCGGCCCGCTTCCACGGAATGACGTTGATTGTCGTAGTCGTCTCCTAGTACGAGATGTTCCAGGTTTATGCAAGCGCGGTATGTAGTATCTCCGGGTTCGTACAGTACATCACACAGATGCATCACGTCTACATCAGGAGGTATGTATCCATACTCCTTCATCCACACCGCCCGGTGAGCGGTTGTGTTTCTCCTGATGAGTTTGCTGTACATCTGGCCGTAGCCATCGGCGGCTACTCTTCCTTCATACAGTATGCAGTCGTCTTTATTCATGCTTTGCCGTGTGCGATTTGATATTCGAGCAGGAGTAGATGCGCCAGGGCATCGACTTCATGTACTGTCTTACCTGGCTGATTGACTAACAGGCGTCGTGCGTCTTGTATAAACGCACGCCTAGCCTGTGGCTGGTTCCTGATGCTCTTGAGGCCGAGTACGTGGCACACACCTACGATGGAGCCTACGAGTTGTAGGGTGGCGTTGATATTAATGTCTCGTTGGCCTGAGCCTATGAAGTCCTCATAAGCCACTACTTCGGGTCGGAACTGGTTTAACATGTCCCACAGCTCTGTAGGCTGTGTGATAGTGGCGGTGTGATAGTCGCCGTCGATCTTCACAGCCATGCCGGTATGCGGCCCAGGATCGATAGCGAACAGGACTTTCTCAGGCACGTTCTACCCTCACTCTTGTAATGCGTATGGCAACACAAGGTAGATGGCAGACGTATACATCAAGAGGATTCCATTTCTTGAAGTATAGCCCTATCCACATGTCGCGTGGCTCGAAGATTATTCTGATCAGGAATGCCATCTTAAGCGTAACTGCATCTCGGCCAGTGGTTCCTATAACCATTCTTGAACGCCCAGGCTGTGACGTGTGCGGCTGCTTGAGGATCGTATGGCGAATAGCCACCCCAGCCTGCTGCTGACGACATCCAATCCCATGTGCGTTGGCTATACTGATACATGCCGTGGTACAGGCCGTTTTTGCTGTCTATGTTGGGGTTGAACGTACCGCCTGTTTCACACGACGCTGTACGGCGCAGCCAGTTATAGTCTACGCCCCAAGCCTGACTAGCTTCTCGTATATAGTCAAGTGGTGTGAGGGCGACCACCCCGAGTGACAGGAAAACGCGGCGTCTCATGCGCCGCGCCCCGCTTTCATGTTCGCTGCAAACTGATCGAGTTCGACTTTCACGCTGTCCAACAGAGACAGGTCTGGCTCGGTCACTTCGTTGGGATCATCTGTGTCTGATAAATTGGACATGATGCCGTCGAACAGTGAGAGCGCACCCATGTAGAAAGCGATCTTCGTTTCCCTTCTCTGGATGGGGTCTGCTCTGATAGGATCGAGGACGGCGTGTGTGTAGTTCTTCCAGGCGTTAGCTAACAACGGCAGCGTCAGCTTTTTATCTGGTGTTGCCAAGATTGTCACCTACCTTCATATCGACACGAATACTAGGGTAGCCTTCGAAGCGTGGCTTCTGCATCACTTCTCTGATAAGCGCCATGACTTCTTTGCGATAACGACGGTCACTCTCGACTACTAGGCTATCATGGATCATCAGGATGATGTGTGAGTTGTACTGCTTGAGTAGCGGAGCCAGCTCGACCATCGACAGTAGACAGTAATCGCTTGCGTTGCTCTGGATCGGGAAGTTAATTGCCTGACGCAAGGCTTTATGATCGAGTACCACCGGGAACCGCATCACACGCCCTGATGGCGTCCTGATGTATCCTTGTTGCTGTACCTGGCGTTGTAGATCAAGCGTCCATTTACGATGGACAGGATACGTACGCCAGAAGTTATCTACGAACCGGCGTGCTTCTGCGACAGAACAACCTAGTCCTACAGGAGCAGGGCTAGAAAGCTTCTCAGCACCCTCACCGTACTGTAGACCGAACCTAATCTTCTTCGCATTTTGACGCATCGCACTCCAAGTCATTTTGTCGTGCAGCTCACGCCTGGTGTTGAATGCGCCCTCTGCGGTCGCGCTATGTACGTCACCGCTTTTTAAGTGCTCTAGTAGAGTAGGATCACGGCTCTCCGCCCACGCGAGCCAGACTTCGATCTGATTATAGTCTGCCTCGATAATCTCGTGTGTGTCGGGATTATGCGGGACGATAACTTCCCGAAGTCGGGCATAGTCGGCACCGACCGTATAATCCTTGGGGATCGTCTGCATGGCCGGATCGTGATATGACGTTCTCCCTGTGCGTGTCGTGGTTACAAAAGCTGATGGATGCAGTAGACCGTCCCACTTGATGTTGTCGTCCACGCTCTTGATATAGTCGAGCATGGTATCGAGTGTGCGTAGATCACGCAACTTGCCGGCGAACGGGTGGTCGAGCCTGTCTAGCGTTTCTCGGTCAAGCGCAGGCTCACCGGTCTTAGCACTAAACTTGATCGGCTCTAGCCCGATGATGTTGTAAAACAACTTCCTGAGCTGAGGGTTGCTCTGGAAATTAACTTCTTCCTTGTCACACCAGCCAATCTCGCGTGCTTCCTTTTGCATGGCTGCGTTCATAGCAAGCCAGCGGTCACACCACTCGATAGCCAAGTTAGAATGTGCCCGTTGATCGACGTTGATACCGCGCACCTGCATCTTGATAAACGTCCTGATTGCAGGTAGCAACAAGCCGTTATAGAGTTGGGTTGTACCATCCTCTTCCATGCGAGGGGTGTGAATGTCAGCGAGCCGTCGAGTGTACGCCGCATCTTTGGCGTTGTAGTGGTATAGTACATCGTCAGGCAAGAGATTCATCTTGCCCTTATAGAACTTCTTAACTTCCTCGTTGTACCAGCCCGCGGCCAGAAACTCGCGTGCGTTCTCTTTCAGACCGTGGCGGCCCGGTCGCTCATCGGTACAGACCGACATCAACATCGTGTCATGTACGAGCGGAAGCATTGTACCGAAGTAGTTATACAGTCCGTTGATGTCGTACTGTCCGGCCTGGAATGTCCACTGCACGTTCAGGGGCCAGGTGAGGACGTATTTAGGAAGCTTGCATTCTGGATCGAGACACTTGTTGTTCGAGCGCCAGCCTCTGACGTGAGTACCCGCCCGTATGCATGAGGGCAGGACTTCCCGAGGGAATACCCAGGTGCGTTCAAGCCCCGCGTTGTCGATGTACGAAATCGCTAGACAAAGCAGTTGATCTGAGTAGGCGTCGATCAGCTCGATATCTGGATTGGAAGTCTCGATATCGATAGCCACCGGCCGGTCTTTCGGCAACCCAGACAAGACCTGCTGGGCGTGTGACAGCGACTTGACGAGGTTATAGCTCACATGCGCGGGCTGTCCGTCTGGCTGCCAGTCGAGGATGCGGTTAATCTTGGACAGGTCACGGATGATGTCTTGTACCACATCCATGCTCTGAGCGCGGAGTGCATACGCCGGATGATGTGTGTCCATGACGTAGCAGTTGTGTACGTCGCTCCACACTACACTACCGCGAGAGCCTTTTCGGCGTGGAAGGCGTGTGACAGCCTCGTGTGCGATCTCGCCACAAGTGATAACGAGCTTAGGTTTGTAGTCCTTAAGCTCCATGTTCAGTCTATCTGAACAATCTAGTACCTCTTCTGGGCTAGGGAAGTTGTTGAACCAACAGATCGAGTTGGTAGCATAAACCTTACTACGATCCCAACCTGAGAACTTGAGCAGATCATCCAGTAACCGGCCGGATGCCCCCGTAAATGGACGCTTTGTCCGTGTTGCTTCGTCGTGGCCTGGGGCGATCCCAACCACGATAACTCCGTGG